ATGATCATCGACCTGAAAAAAGAAACGCAAGAAGTGCGAGAGTGGTTCCGGGAGGCGCAGGCCGCTACAGGCTTGAGCGGCCGGGCTCTCGTTATCGGCGCCATCATGGATTTCCGCCAGAAGGCAAAAGACCGTAGTTCGCAGCCTCGGAAGAAGAACTCTGAATCCAAGAAGCCCGCGGCATGAACTACTTTTTCTTCCCCAGTACCATGGCGACGAAGGCGTCAATGTCCATCTTGAGCTTGTCGGCGGCGGTCTGGATTTTTTCAGCCGTTTCCACGGGGAGCTTGATGAGGATGCTGGAGAGGTCTTCCGCCGGGGCTTCCTCAATGCGCTTCATCGCGGCTCGGAGGTTACGTTCCGCTTTCGGGGTAATGGGGCGGCAGGTTAGCAATCCATTGAGGTATACGACATTGTACCCGGCCTCATTCGCCAGTGTTTCACGGCTAACGCCTTTTACCTCAAGCCATTTACGTATTTCTTCTCTAAAATTTTCAGGCATGCATTTGTTATAACAAAGTGATTTTTTTTTGCAAGGAATAAAAAAAAGTAATTTCTCTATTGACAATGATACAGAATGTAATAAAAAGGAGTCACAAGTTACGAATCACAACAATGAACACGATCATCGCTAAACCGAAACCGAAGACGCAGGAGTGGCTGAAAAAGGCCATTCAGGCGACGGGCTTGAAGCCCTCCATCCTCATCACCGCGCTTCTTGAGCAGGAGGCGGAAAAAGTTCTCAACAGAAAGGAGCCCGCGGCATGAAGTCAGTCGATACTCAAAAGCCCCTTACTGAAGAGATAGCTTCTCCCCTTATGAGTGATGGAAAAACTATTTCTGTTCTCAAATGCATCGAACCAGGAGGACCCCTCAACCATGTTATCCCTCATACAGGCATCCACCACAAATTGAGTAAATGCCAAAGACCATTGAAATTCCATGGAAACATCTTCCCAGCTCCATTCCTGGAGTTCCGCCGCAAAAATGAGAAGTTTCTCTTGTGCCTCTCGCAATTGTTTATCTCGTTGGATTTCCTGGAGATCAATCTTGCCGAGCTCTACACGAAGCCTGTTATTGGCGCGCGTGAGCTGGCAGTTCTGGCGGATAAGGCGGCGGAACTCAAAAGTGTGGCGCGGGAAGCACTGGCTTATTTTCATGAAGCGGCAAAGGCGGTTGAACCTCCTTTTCAACCAAGCGGCAATGATTTTTCTGAATCGGTAGAGGAGAGTCAAGGCGACTGTGGAGCCAACTGTGATGCAGATTCCTTCAATGATGTTGGACCAACTAATTCCTCCGAACATGGAGGAGAATGTATCTGATAATCCTAAATCTTTCAAACCTAACAATGCTTATTGAATACGACAACGAAGACCGGTGCATCCGGGTGAATGGCGAATACGTCGCCATCCGGGAAGCGGAGGGCCTCAAGGACGAGCTGGAATTAGCGATTGACCAGTGGGAAGTGGATCACGCCGAGCAGTGCGACAACCCCGACGGACACTACGACGACTGAATTATGGAAGAAGCCCTGATCGAAGAATTGAAGCTGCTCGGCTGGCACGAGCTTTAACCCAACCTTGAACAACAATGGAAAAAATGACGAACGAACAATACTGGTTGCGCCGCGACCGCACCGAGAAAATGGAATCCCTTTACGGCCGCCCGATAGGCTTTCCGGAAGACGAACTCAACCCCCGGCCCGGTATCGTACAGAACCTTGTCTTTTCCGCTCTGCTGGTTGGGATTTTCACGATCATTTATTTCATCGTTAAATCTTAGTGAATTATGAACGGATTAGATCAATTTGTAACCTCTATTGTGGAGCAAACCATAGAATCCCTTCATGAACGTGGCTTGCTGATTTTGAATGAGTCCGAGGAAGAGAATGCCACTCGCATGTTCGACGGCAAAATATGGCTTACCCTTGAGGATCTGCGGAAACACCCTGCTTGTTTATGGGGTAGGAAAAAGGTTCGTAACCTGTTGCAGAACCATGAAATAGAAGACATTGGCACCAATCAACGCGAATACAGAATTTCCGCGATAAGCGTGTACAGGTATTTGACCCAAAAGACATCCAAAACCAGGACGGACATGAACAAACCTCCCGCTAAGCGGAAACGTAACTCCGTCAGTACCCTTTCCAACTACCCATAACCAAAAAGGCCGGGGCCAGCAGGAACTGACACCCGACCTGAATACAATCAAACAAGACAATAATATGAGCCTATTACAAAACATCAAGCGCGGAGTGCAGCAGCGTCCGCAGCGAGTCATCATCTACGGGCCGGAAGGCGTGGGAAAATCCACGCTGGCGGCCGGGCTGCCCGCCCCTGTTCTGCTGGACACGGAACAGGGATCTTCCCACATCGACGTTGCCCGGCTGGACTGCCGGAGCTACGGAGACGTGATCAATGCGATAGAAGAATTGACGCAGGGCGGGCACGAATTCCGGACGGTCATCATTGATTCCATAGACTGGTGCGAGCGTTTGTTTGTGAACGCCTTCATCAGGGAACACAATAAGCGGGCCAACGCCTCCCTGAAATCCATTGAAGATTTTGGATACGGCAAGGGGTACAAGATGATCGAACCTGTGGCCATGGATCTCTTGTCACGTCTCAACGCGTTGATGAGCGCAGGAATGAATGTGGTGCTGGTGGGACACTCCCGCCGCGTCAAATTTGAAATGCCGGAAACAGCCGGCGCCTACGACAAACACGAACTGAACCTCTCCAAATTTGTCGCGCCGCTGGTCAAGGAATGGGCTGACGCCATGCTTTTCTGCAACTTCGTCGTAACAGTCCAGGACGGCAAGGGACATGGAGGAAACCAACGCATGGTCTACACCTCTCCTTCTGCCCCGTGGGAAGCCAAAAACCGGCACGGGATGCCCGCGGTCATGGCGATGGACGCCGGGGAAATCTCCCGCCTGCTGTTTGGAGAGGGCTGCGGACCTTCCGAGAACGCTCCGGCCGGCGAAAAGCAGGCGCCGCCTCCCGCACAGCAGGAAAAACCGGCTTCCTCCCTGGCGGACCAACTGGCCGCGGTCATCAACGACGTGCCGGGAGCGCTGAACTTCCTCGCGTACAAAAAGGAAATCCAGCCGGGGCAGGGCCTTGAAGCCGTCTCGGAAAAATTCGCCTCCTTCATCCTCTCCGCCCCCGACCGATTCAACACGGCCGTTCTGCAGCACAACACCCCTGCCGCCCGATGAAAACCGTCTCCTGCATCAACGTCGCCCGCGAAACCGGGCATGCCGTCCTCTCCCTGGACGGAGCGGAATACGCCGTCAACCTGGACGACCTGCAAAAAATCCTCGCTGACATTGCCGGGCCCCGTCCGGCCCCGGCCACGGAACTATTGAGGCCGTCCCTGCTCCCCAAGCTGGCGCAATGCCCCTGCTACGTCTCCTCCCCCGACGCGGGGGAAGCGGCCCAGAGGGGAACCCGGATGGACGACGCCTTCCGGTCCCTGCTCATGGGCGTGGACGAATTCAGGGCATGTGAACACCTGAAAGCCGATGAAAAAGAATCCATCCTCTGGGCGGTGAAAACGGTCCGGACGCTCTGCTCCGGCGAAGAAGTCATTGCCGACAAAAACCGCTGCGCCTTCCCGCAATGGCACCCCCGCGTGACAGGCGGGGAAGCGGACTGCCTCTGCCCCGCGCTGGGCAAGCTCTTCGACCTCAAAAGCGGCCAAATCCGCAACTACTGGGAACAGCAGGCCTCTTACGCGAAATCCTTCATGGAACGGGAATTCCTGGATGAAATCACCTGCCACCTCCTCTACTGCGACCAGCAGCAAATCGTCACCCGGAAATTCACCTACCGGGAAGCCATCTCCATCGTCAACGGCGTGGTGGACGCCGTTGACCGCGGCGGCGGGCCGCGCCTCTGCGACTACTGCGGCTGGTGCGCCTCGCAGGACACCTGCCCGCTGCGGAACCGGGCGGCGCAGGAAATGCTGACCCTGGCGGAAGCCGGAACGCTGGAAGAAAGCTTCGCCGAAATTGCGGAAAACCCGTCCAGGCTGGCGGAATTCGTCACCAAGGCGGCTGTGCTGGAAAGTTACGTCAAAAAGGGAAAAGAAAAAATCCTCGACTACCTCAACAACGGAACGGAAGTCCCCGGATTCAGGTGCGTCTCCCGGAAAGGCACGGACACCGTCGCTCCGGAAGACGTGGCCAAATACGCCACCTGGATTGGCGTCCCGAAACTCCTGAAATCCTATGGCCCGCTCAAGGCGGACGTCTTCCGCGCCCTGTTCGCGGAAGCATTGCCGGAACAACAATTCCCGGAAGAACTGGTCAGGACGGGGGCCGGATCCTCCTACGTCAAAAAAATCTCCGTCTCCAAAACCGCAACCACCAAATAACCATTATGTTCAGTTACATATCAGAAGGCGAGCCCAGCGAATACGGATTCCTCCCCGCGGGCGTCTACGAAGGAAAAATCGTCAAAATGGAAGAAGGAATCTCCCAGGGCGCCAAAACGCGGGGATGCCCGCAGCTGGCCGTCCACATCAGAGCCTTCGGCCCTGAAGGGGCGGCGACGGTCCGTTACTACCTGACCAACTCGAAAGACCTGGCCTGGAAAATCGACCTGTTCGTCAAAAACGTCACCGGGAACGTCTACCAACCCGGCCAGCAGGTCATCATCAACCCGGCGGAATACCTCGGCAAGCCCTGCTACGTCCGGCTCAGCGTCAGACAGGGAGACAAGCCCAGGGCGGACGGGACTTATCCCGAATTCAGCAACTGCGAAGACGTGCTGGGGCCGGACGAAGCCCGGGCCATCATGGCGGCTCAGGACAGGGCAGCGGCGGGGCGCGGCGGAGCGTCCCTGCCTCCGCGCCCGGCGGACCTGCCAGCCAACAACCACATGAGCGCCACGGCGGGACCGCCGGCGGAAGAAGACGAAATCCCCTTCTAATCAACAGCCATGAACAACTGTGTACTGGGTCTTGATCTGTCGCTCACCTCTACGGGGTGGGCGATAGACGCCGCCGACGAACGCCGTAAATGGGGCGTCATTAAAACTGCCAGGCGGGGGGCGTCCCGGCTTGATTATATAGATGACGCCATTACACGCCTCGTTGAGGCGGAAATGCCCGATCTTGTCGTGATTGAAAACTATGCCTTCGGCAACTCTCTAAGCCTGGCGGCCCTTGCGGAACTGGGCGGTGTTGTCCGCCTGTCTCTTCACCGCATGGGGTATCGGTACATTGCCGTCGCCCCGGCGACATTGAAAAAATTTGTTACCGGGAAAGGGCAGGCGGAAAAAGCCGCCATGATGATGCATTGCCTTAGGAACTGGCTCGTTGAAATCGGCAATAACAATGCCGCCGATGCGTTCGGCCTTTGCCAGTTTGGGCGCTGCTATCTGGACGGAACAGGATTCAAGGCCTTTCAGGTTAAGAGCGTTGAACAATTTAAGAAGAAGGAGGAACCATGAAACGGAACCCTCACATCATCGTCCAGCAGGTTTGCCCCATGAAGAAAACCGACGATGGGAAATATGAAGTTCAGGCCGCGATTGTTCACCACAAAGGGCTTATCGCCCGCTATCGAATGGAGTACCCCACGAAACGGCATGCCCGGTGGGCGCAGCACCTTATTTGCACGGTGAAAAATGCTTCACGCCTCCGTTGTTCTGATGAACTTAAAGCCTTGATTGAGAAAGGAACCCGATGAAAACGCCTAAATGCCCGCTGTGCGGAACAAATTCAGAATATTTCTTATGCGCAATAGGAACTAATCCATATTACGCTACTACGGCCAAATTGTTTGGTTGCCCTACCTGCAAGATTGGATTCAACCATCATGATGGATGGAAAGAATATGTCTCCAAGTTTCCCCCCATCATGCGGTTAGGGCAGGGTGATAACGTCATGGTTCGTTTTAGTGATGATACACATACAGTACTTTATACAAACGTAGACCGGGGGAAAATATATCTTCAGGATGTATATGGGAATGCACTTCCCTACGATGTGGACGAGATTAAACAATGGCCCTGGGAGCTTGAGCAGAAAGGAGGAAGCAATGATATTTGATATTGCGCAACTTATAGTTGTTTTAGTATCCATTTTCTCATTTGGGTATTACCTCTATTTAGCGGGCCAATACAAAGGATTTCTTAAAGCGATTGAAGTCTACTTAAAATATGAGGAAAAAGAAAATGAAGATGACGCCTGAACAGAAAGCGTTTTACGAATGCGGAAAATCCGTGGAGTCCGTCAGGGAAACCATTCAGAAAATCCGGCAACACGCCATTCATGAATTTGGAGAGCCATATTACCTTTTGATGCCCTCTGAAAAAAGGATCTTAAGAATGGCAACGGACCTTGCCGGGAAAATCCATACCGTCCGCCAGAAGCGGGCCGCGTGCAGGGCGTGGGCGGTGCCTTTAATCCGTCGCGATTGCTACAACTGCGCTTATAACAATATTAAACCCATACCGGTTGTTTGTAACCCCTGCATCAACGAGGGATTTGCTGTCAACTGGGAGCCGAGAAAGGAGGGAGAGTGAACAGGTATCACCGAAAATGGCTCCGGATATTTCGTCGTCGTGAAAATGCGTTTCTCCGTCGCGTTTTCTTTAGGGACGGAGATCATGAACACGGAAAAAGGTATGAGACCATGCGAAAAGCAGCCCGGAGGCTTAATGCTCTCCGCATGAGGCATGTCTGGAATAAGCCGTGGATTCCTATTGATGACAAGGGGAGGGCTCTGAAATACACGGCGGACGCCGCGGGGGAGAACACGGATGTGAATCCGCATAACTCGCTGGAAAACGCACCCGCCCAGGTGGGGGAAACCCTGGCGGACGGAAAGGAGGGGGAATGAAAGCCATTCTTGACGCCTGCTGCGGCTCCCGCATGTTCTGGTTTGACCGCCGCCATCCTGACGTGGTGTTCATGGACCGCCGGGAGGAAACGCACACGCTTTGCGACGGGCGAACCCTGGAAATCAAGCCGGACGTCGTCGGAGACTTCCGGGCCATGCCTTTCAGCGACGGGGCGTTTCGCCTTGTCGTGTTCGACCCTCCGCACCTGATTCACGCCGGGGAATCGTCCTGGCTGGCCAAGAAATACGGAAAACTGGACAGGGAGACTTGGCAGGAGGATTTGAAGGCCGGATTCCAGGAGTGTTTCCGGGTTTTGGAACCGGGCGGCGTTCTGGTGTTCAAATGGTGTGAGGATCAGGTCAGCACGGCAGAAGTGTTGAAGCTGGCCAGCCATGAACCTTTGTTCGGACACCGCCGCGGGAAGACCGTCTTCCTGGTCTTTATGAAATCTACAACCCCCAACTGACACTTTTTTGATATGCCAAATAGAATAATCAGAGAAGGGATTTTAACCAGCGAAGCGGTTAATTCTCTGAGCTGGGAAGCGGAGGTATTTTTCCGCCGCTTGCTCTCCGTTGTAGACGACTTTGGACGTTTTGACGCCCGTTCGTCTGTTCTACGCTCTGCCCTGTACCCCTTGAAACTCGACTCCATGAGGGAGGATTCCGTTCAACGTTGCCTCAAATCCTGTGAGGCAGCCCGGCTCGTCGTCCTGTACTCCATCGAGGGAAAAGAATATCTGGAAGTGACCAACTTCCGGCAACAGGTACGGAGCAAGAAAAGCAAATACCCTGCGCCTGATGCACATATGCGCAGCACATGCTTAGCAGATGCGCAGCATATGCACACTAAGACGGAGTCGGAGACGAAGACGAATAATACCCCCTCTACCCCCCTTCCGTGCACCGTGGAAGAAGTCGAAGACCATCTTCGGGCCGCGGCCTTTGCGGGGCGTGTGCGTTTAACCCCCGACCAGATACCGGACTGCGCCACAGCCTACTGGGGAAGCCGGGATGCCGTCAACTGGACCCGCAACGGCATCCCCGTGACCAAATGGCAATCCGACGCCATCAGCTTCGCCACCTCCTACGCCGTCAATCATCCGGTACAGCCGGGAACAGACAAAGACCCTTACAGCAACCTTGAAGAACTTTAACAATCAACAATTTCAAAAAAACATGATCGACTCTCAAACACTCATTGACGCTGAAAAACTGGTGCTCTCCCAGGCAATGGACGGCTCCCAGGCCTTTGCGGACCTCCGGGACAAGGGCATCAGCCGCCAGACATTCAGCCTCCCGGCGCACCAGCAAATCTGGACCGCCCTGGAAACCGTCGCCGGCACGGGAGGAACCGTGGACGCCCTCACCGTCATCGCCCGCCTTGAAGCCCAGGGCCAGCTTGACGCCGTGGGAGGGCACGCCGGAGTCGTGGAGACGGCCACCTACGGAGCCCTTGCCCGGTACAAAACCGCCGCCGCCCTGGAAATGGTCACGGAAGCCGCCAAAAAACATGCGCTGCTCTCGTTTGCCTCCCGGATGGCGGAAGCTGCCGGCGATCAGCTCAAAAGCGCGGAAGAAGCCCTTGATGAAGCCGAGCGCGGCATGTCCGCCCTGCGGGACCGGTGCGGCGTCCGCCAGACCGAAACCATCCGCGGAGCCGTGGGAACCATCATTGAAAACCTGCAATGGCGCATGAACAACCCCGGCGCCATCAAAGGAATATCCTCCGGATACCGCCGCCTGGACCTGACCCTGGACGGCCTGCAGCCCGGCGCCATGATCGTGCTTGCCGCCCGGCCCGGAGTCGGGAAAACCGCCGCCCTGGTCAACATCCTCACCAACATCTGCCTTGAGGGAACCCCCGTGGGCATGTTCAGCCTGGAAATGCCGAAATCCCAGCTCCTGGAACGCATCCTCTACGGCATGGCCGGCATCAACTCCGACGACATCCGCCGCGGCAAGCCGATGACGGTCGGACAGCAGCAGCATTTCACGGCCGCCGTCAGGAAAATCACGGCCGCCCCGCTGCACATCGACGACGAAAGCTCCCTCACCATTGACAGCATCAGAGCCCGGGGCCGCCGGATGGTCCGGGAACACGGCGTCAAATGCATCGGCGTGGACTACCTGCAGCTGGTGCGCTCCACGACCCAGCAGGCCCGGGGAAGCCGGGAACGGGAAGTCTCGGAAATCTCCGCCGGCCTCAAATCCCTGGCCAAGGAACTCAATATTCCCGTCCTGGTGCTGGCCCAGCTCAACCGCGACGTGGAAAAAAGAGCCGGGAACGCCCAGGGCAAACCGGTCGTTTCCGACCTGCGCGACTCCGGCTCCATTGAGCAGGACGCCGACCAGATCATCATGATCCACCGCCCCTACATGTACAAGCCCGACAAGCACGACCCCACGGAAGCGCAGTGGATCATCGGCAAAAACCGCTTCGGCCGGCTGGGGCGTATTCAATTCCGCTGGACCGCGGAACTCACAAAATACGAGGAAGAACAGAATTACCCCGTCAATAAATCATGAAAAAACTGGACATTATTACTCAACCCTGCGGATCTCATGCCTTGAGAATATCCCTTTATTTGGGACCCAAGCGCAAAAGAATGAGAATTTGTATCGGATTGGAAACACACGATTACATGGAAGCCCAGCGCCGGGCATTGCTTCTTCTCCGCTATAATAAACGCCTTGGAATTTATGACCGGGAAATCCCGGAAGAATCGGAAATTACATATCCTGAAAAAACGGATGACTTACCCTTATTTCGGGACGACAATGAAATTCAAAGCGAAAATGGTAACTCCCGTTGATATATTCCGGCGTAAAAAGATAGATGCTCGTCCCATGTCTACACGCGAACGGGCTATGCTGCCCGCCGCGGAACGAGTGAATTCTATTTTTACGGCGAACGTTGAAAAAGCGCAGTTCCTGCAACGCCTCGCCGACATGCTTGACGACTTTTTATCCGGCAAAAAGCAGGAGATCATACTTCCGGACGGCACGTCAACAACGGTGGGCGTGATGCAGGGCAAGGCGGACTTTATTGCCAAGGCCCGCGCTTTTATGGCTGCGGAAGGAATGTCTCCGGATGCCCGCGACAACCATATTACCAATATCGGGGCCCGGTTGCGTCTGGCGCTCATTTTCGACACCTACACCCGCTCCTGCTATGGTCAGGCCCGCTGGGAAAGCGGCATGACTCCGGAAATGCTCTACTCCTACCCGGCATGGCGATTCGTCAGGCATCCGGGCGCCAGGATGCCCCGCCCGCTACATGTCCTGCATGAAGGCGCCGTCCGCCTCAAGACGGACTTCCAATTTTGGGCCGTTGAGATGAATTCTCCGGCCATTGGGGGCTTCCTGCTGCCCTGGCCGCTCTACGGCTTCAACTCTTGGATGGACATTGAATCCGTTTCCCGCGCCGAGTGCATCCAGGACGGTCTGATCGGCCCCAACTGGACTCCCGGTCCGGTGGACATGTCCCGTTTCGGGGCAACGATGCCGGAACGCCTCATGAACCGCTCTGCCTCCGTTCAAAAGATAAAAGACCCGGCCCTTGCCGCCCGGCTCCGGGAAAGCCTCAAGAAGCGTCTTGGAGTGGATGCCCTGGACAAAGACGGACGGCTTGCCATCCCGGCCCGTGAGCTTGCCCAGCGCATGCAGCGGCAGGCGGAGCAGGAAAATCCGGTAGAAATATCACCGTTGCAAATGACGCTTGATTTGTTTGAGCCTGAAAGAAAGGATTCTGCTATGGCGGGCTTGATGAAAAAAGCGGGGTTGCGTCCGCGCGGGGAGGCGACATTAGGCCAGGTGCAATCATTTTTACATGCCTTGAAAAACCGGCATCCCAAGAGGAATTGGATGAAGGAGAAAATCTATAAAAACCTCTATGAGAGGGATGATGAAGATATTTCCTTTAAGAAAATTTCCAGCGAATTTTCCGATTCCGGGAAAGCGACTATTCTAAAAAACATGAATGAATTTCTGAGGATGGTCGATCCGGAGATTGTGGAGAAGCTTCCTCCGCTTGTTCGTATTTCTAAAGCAAGGAAAGAAGAAGGCCGAGGTTATTATGAATCCGTCAGTCACGTTATTGCGTATTTTAGCTCTGACGATTCCTACAAAAGCACGCACTTTCACGAACTTATTCACTGGGTACATTATAATTGCGACGATACTAAAAAGAAAAAAATAGGCGATTATTTCCAAAAGAGGATCAAGGGAGAAAAAATCGGCTTTTTGAAGTGGAACGGACAAGGATATTCTGACCATTTTGCGCCGTCATTCGACAAGAAAAATGATTACGCCGGCAGAATTTACGGATTTGAATCAAGACAAGGAATGCCAGATGGAGTGGAGATGCCATCCAGGCATCTGCAAATGTTGGCATTGTCTCCCGAAGAATTCCTGCGATACTGGAATGATCGCATACACGGCAGATATTATTGGCGTATGGCTTTTTTAAGAAGTTTAACACTGTTGTTTAAATAATATGATTGATTACATTAAAGAGATTGAAAAACTGCGTGACGCGAAAGGTAATGAGCATGAGAGACAATTTCAACGATTAGTAAAGTTAGTTGAGGCAGGAGAATGCTCTATTGATGAATTGCATGACGCGGAAATAAAAGCGGGAATATTTAGGCTGCCCATGTTGACAGATGGTATATCCATGGAATTATATTTCCGAAAACATCCGGAAATGAGAGGGAAAATCTTTTTAGAATGAAGAAAAAATCCATCATCCCGCCGAAGCGGACAGGACGTCCGACCAAATACACGGACGCTTTGGCGGACGAAATATGCAGACGCATTGCCGAAGGGGAAATGCTACTGCAAATCGTACGGGATAAGCACATGCCGGAACGGAGCACAATCTATGGATGGATTGAGCAGTACGAGGACTTTTCGGACAACTACGCGCGCGCGTGCGAGATATCAGCGGATGCCTTGGTGGAAAAGGGCCTGGAAATACTTGATGGAAGCAGCCCCGATTGTGCGCAGATGGACAAAAATAGAGCCGAATACCGTAAATGGCTGGCCGGGAAGAGAAATGCCCGTTACGGGGAACGGAAGTCCGTGGAACTCACCGGAGCCAATGGGGGACCTGTAGAGATGATCACGGAATGCGACGAAGCCAGAATAGCATCCGTCATGGACAGAATTGAAGCCATCCGAAGAAAGAGGGCGGAAGAAGAGAATGGCGGAACGGTGTGATGACATAGTATCCCGGTGCCGTTTACGGGTGGCTGAATTTGCCGTTGCCGTGTTGGGGCTGGATCCCTACGACTGGCAGATCAACACCTATGAGGACATTAACGATTACCGGCGCACGGCTGTTGTAGCGGCTAACGGTTCCGGCAAAACTGTTTCCCTGGTAGGTCCTGTTGTACTATGGTGGCTGTATTGCTTTCCCCGCGGACGTGTTGTTCTAACGTCCGGTTCCTGGCGGCAGTTAAAAACCCAGCTCTGGCCCGCAATCCGTGCTTACCAGTCTCATCCGGCATTCCGGGGTTGGAAATGGAACCAGATGGAAATTTTGACTCCGGAAGGAGGCTTTACCTCTATATTTTCTACCAATGATGAACAGAAGGCGGAAGGATATCACGCGACGGCGGCAACACCTGTCCTTTATATCGTGGATGAAGCGAAAGGCGTTCAGGACGGTATTTTTGAGGCGGCGGACCGATGCACCGTCACCCGGTATTTGTACCTTTCCTCCCCTGGTTCGGCCATGGGGAAGCATTACCGCTGCTTTCACGACGAGGCCAAAAACTGGCGGCGAACCAGGGTCACGTCATACATGTGTCCCCACATCCGCCCGGAAAAACGCGCGGAAGACCTGGAAACCTACGGGGAATCACATCCCCTCTACCGTTCCATGCACCTTGCTGAATGGACGGAAGGGGAAGACATGCTGGTCATTACTCCGGAACAACTGAGACATGCGATAGACCATCCTCCGGCGTTCAAGGCGGGTGGACAATGGGCCGCTTTGGATTTTGCAGCCGGCCGAGACGAAAATGCCATTGCTGTACGGGAAGGAACCCTTGTCAGACTGGACCAGGCGTTTAGACAATCCAGCACGGTACAGGCCCGGCGCCGGATGGCAAACCGTCTCAAGGAACTCGGCATTGAGGCACATAATGCATGGGGAGACTCGGACGGTTTGGGGCTACCTATCGTCCAGCAAATGGCCGAACCGGTTGAAAGCGGAGGGGACGGCTACCGTATTAAAGAGTTCCGGGGAGGATTGCCCGGGGAAGACCCGGAACATTACCTGAACACCATTTCCGAAGCGTGGATACTGGGGGCTCGCGACATCGTCAACGGAAAGATCCGCATTGATGAACTCGACCCGGTCACATTCCGCCAGATGACTACACGCCAGATGGAATGGGACCAGAAAGGCCGCCTCCGCGTCATGTCCAAAGAAGACATGCGGGGAAAGGGCTTGCATTCCCCGGACCGGGCCGATGTGATTTTCATGGCTATTTGGGCCGGCCGTTCCTCCCGTGGCATTTGGACGGAGGAAACGGATGTGTACACGCCTCCGGACACGGAAGGGTGGTATCATGACTCCTGGACGGAAGGTCCTGTCTCCTGCGAAATCTGAAACGCATATCCAGTCCCGGTTATTTACGGATTTGAGGATTGCCGCATCATATTTTCATGAGGCAAGCCGCCAACTACAACGTACACGCCACGGAATCTCTGCCGCAGTCTCTTGCGCTGCATTTTATTTCTCCATCCGGTGAGGATATGGACATCAGCGGCATGACGCTCCGCGGAGCGGTGGTACAGGATGGGGTGATCATGCTGGACTGTGCCGTTACGGGGGCGAGTGCGGCATTGGTGACATGGCCGAGGCTGGCCGCCGGATGCGGCGCTTATGATATTTTTCTGACCGACGCATCAGGCAAAGAATACCCCTTGTTGAAGGGAGCCGTGCATGTAGTGTCTCGCGTTACGCCTCCGGATGGAACGGAAGATGCCGCGGCCGTAGCTGGTGCACTTGATGTCTCCATCCCCGAAACGGAAGACGGCTCCGTAACCATTGTGGAAAACCCGTCCATTGTGGTCGAGGAACTTGTACGACAGGCCGAAGCGGCTCGGGATGAAGCAAAGCGGCTTGTGGAAACTCTGGGTGAACAGGTGGAAAGCGGGGAATTGGTCAATGAGGCTGTAGCAAATAAATTGCCGGGTGCGCTCAAGGATGCGGGAGTGGAATTGGCTGCGGCAACCGGGCAATCTACCTTGTCCAGCGGAGACGCTGCCGACACCTGGACCATCGTCGGAGGCTACGCGATGACGTGGGGAGACGAGATACTGGCGGGGCATCTGCCCGACAGCTGCCGCCTGAAAAGCATTTCAACCGTGTATTTCTTCACCGACCCTGCAACCAATCAGTATTGCCTGCGTGTCTGGAGGCTGACGGACGGAGCTTACAGCCTGATTGGCACCTCCGCCTATGTGTCCAACCTTTCCAGCGGTCAGACGGCCACGTGGGTATTTACGCCGGGCATTCCCCTGACGCGCGGGGATGTCATTATCATCCAGGTGTGTGAGGGGACCGAGATGACGCCCTACGCACTGGGCATGCACGCCGTCCTGACCCCTTCCGTCCCCGGACGCGGTTTGATCACGGAGGTGTCCAACCCGCCCACCGTGAATGGTACGATGGCTCCCTTGATGACCGTGGTGGTGGACTATGACGACGGCATCACCCTGGGAGGGATGGAGCTGGCCACCGCGCGGCAACTGGACAGCCTGGGGCGGGATGTGCGCCAATCTTCCGCGACCGCCGAGGCTGCGGCGCGGACGGCTGGCCAGTCCGCCGCTGCCGCGTCCACGTCTGCCGATAATGCCGCAACATCCGCCACCAGCGCGGCCAACTCCGCGACGGCGGCGGCTAATGCTCTGGCGGCCATACCGCAGGTGGACGCCTCCGGCAACATGACGCTGGCCGGCAATATCACTGCCGCGGGAGGCACGTTTGACGGGACTGTCAACGCCAACGGAGGGGTGAACATTCCGCTTGCCGTGGGGGCGCTGACCGATACGGGGGCGGTTAACCGCCTGCATGCCGCAGGCTTGGCCGGAGTGACGGACATTTTTTCCCAGCACGCCTACCTCAACACGGGCAGCATTACGGCGACAGGGACGGCGGCAACTACCGCTCTCATTCCCGGCCAGTATGCGCAGGTTAGAGTGCCTGCCGGGACTCACAGCACGATTGTCTTTCCCTTCACAGGGCCTAACGGTCAACATAATTATTCCAACTTTGCGGGATTCTCCATTCCGTGGCGCATACTCGGCGCAGGCAAAATTACCATAGGCATCGGACGAGGCAGCAAAACGACAAGATCTGATTTAACCCAGGGATCGTACAGTATTATCCCTGGCAATAATCTGGCCCACAACAGCGGCGAAATTCTGGACATCACATTTGATAATGTACGGGATGCGACCCGCGGGGGCTACGTGGTCAAGGTGCGTGAGATTTACGCTCTTTCCGAGGCGGCAGGGTGGAGGGTGAAAACTACTACAAGTTTTGTGCCCGCGACGCATAACGAGCCTATACCTTCAATCGTTAATAAAATTATCTATCATCAACGAACCCAGTACAAATTCGAGAGCGAATATATTTCGTACGGCAGCCTCTATTTGCTGACGGGCGGAGGGCAGACGGTGCAGCTGCATAAAATCGCGGCGGTGCGCGGCGTTAATGCCTTTGAAACGGGCTTGGGGATTAGTTCGATAGTTACTGATTTGCCGGGGAACGCGAGCGGGGATGTGTACATGCATGTTGGGTCTGCGGTGCGCACCCTCTACCAGCCCGGCAACATCAATCCCGTTTATTACGCGCTGGAAGCATTGGCAAGAAACGATATTGAAGCCGAAGAAACGGCTGATTTTGTGGACATTAACATACCTCTCTAATGATGAACGACGCAGAAATACAAATTCAGTTCCCGCAGCCCGGCAAGTGGGAGGAATTCACCCTGACGGCCATTTATCAGGACAAGGGCGGTTATAGACCTCCGGCGCGCTATACGCAGGACGAAATTCCGGCGAACCAGACCCCGGCAATGGAGTCCGTAGTTGCTGCGCTGGTGGGATTGGGTGAGGACTGGCAGGCGGTGCAGGTGTGGGCAAGGCTGGGAAAAGATGTCCTGACCCTTGCGGAGGATGGTGCCTATACAATGATTGATGCGGTGTCTTTGACCGTTGAGGCCGTCCATGCGGAGACCAAAGGCCGCAGGATATTTACGGTTTATGACTACCCGGAGTTCATCATTACCGACCCTGGAGCCGTGGCATTTTTTAAATACTTCACAAAGCAAAACCATGAGTAAATTAAGTGACGAGCAAAAGCAGGCCGCCCTTGAGGCGGGGAAGCAGGGCATGAAAGATGCCTACGAAAAAAGCAAAACTAAAACCGGCCTGAAGTGGTGGGAACGCCTTTTGTGGGTAGTCCTGGCAGGTGCTGCCTATGCGGCTTCCGCTCTGCTGGGTGGCTGCGGCCATTCCGTTGACGTGACGCCGAAAAAGACGGTGGTATGCAAGGACGGTTCCTGCCTGGTGCTGGAGCCGGGGCATATCTCCTATTCCCAGGCCCAGCCGGAAACGGACGTTCCGCCCGTCGTTCAATCCCTGAAAAAGTGAAGCCATGACCGGATCTGTTGTCAACGCGGGCCTGCTGGGGGCTAATGCCCTGTCCGTGATTGCGTCCGTCACGTCAGGCAACCCGTTTTTGGAGTACATCCAGAACGGGGCGAGCGTGGCCGCGGTCATGGGAATTTTTCTGTGGCGGGAAATGAAACGGGCGGAACGTTATGAGCGGCTCTATGATGACGAACGCAAAAAACGCATTGATGCGGAAAATAAGTGTTCCGGCTGTGAGTTCGTCCGCAAGGCGCATGAAGAATTTCTGGACAACAGGGACTAGTTCCAACTGTAAAGTTTTTCTTACCAGTTTCAACTATTTAACAATTAAATAATTATATGATTATCAAAGAATATCAGGAATTCAAACCCGTTCAGCGCGCCCTGGGGCTGAAGGCGGATGGGATGCCGGGGCCTAAAACGCTGGCCGCTGTAGCTCTGAAATTGCGCTGTCATGAAATATGGTCCGCGGTCCAGGCCGCCGTGAACGTGACGCCTGACGGCATCCCCGGCCCTGCCACGGCCCGCGGCATTGCCGCCGCCCTGGACATTGCCCTGCCCCGGTCCTGGCCTGACCAGGCAACCGTCCGGGCCGGTCTTTCCATTTTTGGGCGGCCAGGGGACGAAAACAACCTTGTTTCTATTGTCCCCCCTTATCCTTTATATTATGAGGGGCGGCCCGTGAAAACGATCCGCGTGCATCAGGCAATCGCCCAGGACGTTCAGGCGGCCCTGGCGGAAGTCCTGGCCGCGTATGGCCTGGACCGGATCCGCGCGCTTCACCTGGACCAGTATGGCGGATCCTACAATGACCGCAGCACGGCCGGAGGCAAAAGCAAGAGCATGCACGCCTGGGGGATTGCCCTGGACTTTGACCCGGTGCGGAACAGTTATTCCTGCAAAGCCCCCCATGCCGGGCTTTCCCGCCCGGAGTGTGAAGAGTGGTGGCGGATATGGGAAGCCCATGGGGCCGTTTCCCTAGGCCGTGAACGGAATTATGACTGGATGCACCTTCAATTCGCCCGGCTGTAAAACAGTAATCTTTTGAGCGTCAAAAAATTACAGATAAAAATATCTTGCGGAAAGTTCCGTTTTTCTGTATATTGGCCGTGCCGGGTTGGTCCCGGAACTAAGAAAGGAGGTGTAATATGTGATAATAGACTGGCATTCAATACAACGGCTGATTGGTTTTTTGATTGTTCTGTTCAGCTGAAAAAAAGGCCCCCGGCTGTCCCAGCAGCGGGGGCCGATTGTTTAGAAGGTGAACATGTGATGTTCGGCAATCAATACGTCCTTACTATGCTCTTTTTGCCGGATTTGTCAAGCGTGCGGTTGTCATGCTGGCGCGGCTAATAAGGCCGCTTTTTTATCATCATCAGGATATTTGGAACGTATATTTTTTACTGCGCTTCTTTCCGCGGGAATCCCATTTGACGGTGCGGCCGTCATTTAGTTTGAATGTCTTCCCTCCATAGGTTGAATTAAGAAGGAAGGAAAAGCGTTTGTTGGATGCCTGGGTGAGTTTGTAACGGGGTATCTTGCTTTCATGCCCGGTTTCGTCCGTTTCCGTCACGTATTCCGTACGTGCGTCAATAAGAGATTCAAATGAGTTGCGTTCAATGCAGATTTCTATGATTTCGTCCCATTTGATTTCTCCGTATGTTTCACCGGGCTTCAGGCGTGCCGCCGCCGTTTGCACCAAGTCGCGCATGTCCTGAAGGTTTTGGTCTCCGCCTCCGTATATTTCATCAGGACGTTCCCCGAACGGATCGCCAATGCCAAGCAGGGAGACAATGCCCGCAATAATGGATGATGTGCGTTGAAACCCTGCTCTTGTTTTGTCCGGCATGGGCCGTTTTTGCTCTATCCAGTTGCGAACAAACGCATGCAGGCAGGCCAGAAGTTCCGCCCGGTTGCCGGAGTCCTGAATGGTTTCAAGGTCAATGACGCGCTGAACCGTCCGGTCCTGGGGATTGGATTCTGTCAAATTCAAGTCGCATATCAGCAGCCGGGAAGCAAGGTCTGTGTTCCACTCCAGGGAGTTTCCGGTGATGAAGACGGTGGCGCAGTTTTGCTTGGTAACAAGAGATTGCGTATGAAATGGGCGTATGTCTTGGGAGACGGAAGAAATGAAGGATTCTAAACAAGTAGATTGCAGCTTGCCGCGCAGGTTGTCAAAATAGACGTAGGGCGCGCGGGTGTTGAGGATGGTGTTCAAGACGCCCTGAAGCTTTTCGTCGTCATAATACCATGGATGTTTTGCGTTATTGTTGTACGTGATGCCGGTGGCAAGGTCTGCCAATAGTGATTTGCCGGATCTTTGAGAATTGGAGGTATAGACATAACCAAGTCGAGGTGAGGACAAGGGGAGCATGGCGGATGCGTACAGGGCGACGCAGGCGCAGGTATGGACCGCAAATGAGCGGGATGTGGCGGATGTGGCCCGTTCTTGAAGATCGGAGGAAGACCAGTCCAGAAAGGGGAATTCCTTATGCCAGTTGCGCCAGATAAGCAAGGCTTGCTCCAGCGGCATTTCCGTATCGTAGTCCACGGCGGTTTTCAGGGTGTAAATCTTACTTTCCGGATCATAGCCGCGCTGGTTAAGGTGGTAGGTGCCATTAGGGAGCATGGCCGGAGTGATTTGGTCGTGGATTTTGATCAATTCCGGGATGGCCGTGAGGAATTCCATGGATGAAAGGGTTAATTTTGCCAGCGGTTCTTTCATGGGCTGGTAAACAAGCGTGGAGTCGTCTTTGGAGCGGAAAGCGCACGGGCAGATATACTTTTCCGCGGCGGAGATGAAATTGTTGGGGTTAAGGTACACGGTTTTCCCGTCGTCTGTGATATACACAGGAGAGCCGGCCAGATTATAAATAGGGGCATTGGCGCGTTGGAGGGCTATGGCGACGCGTTCGCACCATTGGGGGGTTGTCGTGCCATTTTTGGAGGGCATGGCAACTTTGATCCTTCCGTCCGGCGTAAGGTCGTCTCCGGCAGGGGTGGGGCCTGGTTGCTCCAGCCCGGCCAAAAATTGTTGAAGATCCGCGCCGGAGGCGTTGGTTAGCAAATTTTGTAATTTGAGAATAAGTTCTTGGGGGGAGGTCATTTTTTGGGAGGGAGTAAGGGAGTGAGAGATTGGAGGGCAGCATTGAGGCCGTAGGTGGTGCAGGCTGCGGCGGCTTGCTGGATCAAGGGCAACGGCCATTCATCCGGGCGGGCGACGATTTCCGCGGCGCGGGTTGTCCAGTCCTGTTCTACGTTGCGGAGCGGAGTGGCGTAGAGTAAGGGGCGCAGGGTAGGGCGCGGGTTGAAATACAAAAGTTCCTGAAGTTTTTCCTGGCCGTTTACGGTGCGATAGCAGCCGGGCAGCCGCGGCATGACAAGATGATTTGTGAGGGCCTGGATGTCCGCGCCAATGAGGGCTAAGGCGGGCTTTATCTGGTCCACATACCCGCGCCATTCTTCGTGTGTGGCCGCTTCCAGGCGGAAGAGTACATGCAGAGATCGGGACCCGGAGAAGGTGATGGAGACAATGGGGAGAGGAAGAGTAATGAGTGCCTGGAGCCATTGCTTTACGTCGTCCATTTGGTCTGATTCCAGCAAAGCATGACGCCAGGTGAGGACGCATTCTGAAGAGCGTCGGCTTTTTTTTCCGTCCCTGATGCGGTAAAATCCGTCCACGGGCTGCCCCAGGAAGATGATGCCGTCCGGCGCGGCCGTGGGAATGTGTTTGGCCTGGTCTGGCCAAAGGCACTGACCTTGCGTTTTCCGGTCGGCAAAAATGATTGTTTTTTCTCCGTGTGCCGTATCAAACAGGGCGCGTAAATACATATCCGGCGTAACTATGGCCGGATCTGTGGCGGAGATGTTGGCAAGGAAATAGCGGGATAATACTGGAGCCCCTTTTTCCGCCAGGGTGGCAATGACAGAGGAATCAAGCTGCGGGACTGGCGGCGGCCCTGTGGGGGCCTTGGGGGGCGGATTGTATTTGGCTTGCCCCTTGGCTATGCGTTTAGATGGAGGCAGGACGGCCGGTTCCGGTTTTTTGCGTCCCTGGGATTTGTCGGTGCCGTAGTTGCCCTTGGGGCGGCGCGCCGCATCTTCCAACTTGCGCCGGAGTTCTTTTTCATTCCACGGCGGTTCACACCGGGCGTTAAATGTTAGCAGGATAGGCCAGGCTTCATCCAAAGATAGATTATAGTCGTTTACAAGGATGCGGCATGCGCGGAACGTGGCAGCATGCCCGCCGGAGCCGGAAACGGCTGGTTCCAGGGTATCAATATGTTTTTGTGCGCGGGTGATGGCGTCCATGGTCAAAGGTCAAGATTGAGTTCCGGGTGTTTGCGTGTGCGGGGGGAGGGGGAGGCTTGCTTCTTTTTCCTGCGGTGTTTCTTTTGAGCTTTCCGGCTGGTCCAGGAAACTTGTGCGAGCTTGTGCAGGGCACTCTTGCCGTATTTGTCGATAAGAGCTTGCGCCTGGTCGGGGGTTAAGGAATCCAGGAAAGCGTTGCAGGCGTGCGCCCGCATGGATGATGCGCTGATTGTGTCGCTGGTCAGCAAAGCAAGATCGGAATGAGACAAGTTTTTTACTGATTCTGGACAGTATAGTTTGGCAAGTTTGTACACATTCCGGGTAACGCGCTGAGGATGGTAGCCGTTACGGAAGAGAATGGTGAAAATTCCGATAAGGATATGCAGGCGTGCATCCGCTATTTCTTCTTTTACCACATCAAGCTGATGATGATTCAAGCCGCATTCATAAAGTTGTTTTGAGAGTTCCGGAAAGATGGGAGCGGCATCAAAAGGCGCATTCCATTGCTCCTGTGTTTCTCCGTAGGCGTGCAGGAGGTGATCAAGCAGATCTCCGTAAACGTGTATAACAGAGGGGCTGGAACTCAT